GGACCAATGCCTCAAGGGTTGAATATTAACTATAATACTGTTAAGACAGTGAAACTGGAGAAAATAAATGGCAGAAATAGACAAGTCTTTACCAAACGTAAAGCAAACAATAAACGTTCCTAGTCCTGAAGAAGTACAGGTAGAATTACAAGAAGAACAACAACCAGATCAACCAGTCGACATTCAACCAAATGAAGATGGTAGTGTTGATATAAACTTTGACCCATCAATAGGTAGTCAAGAACAGGGTGAAGATCATTTTGCAAATCTTGCAGAGTTATTACCTGAAGAAGTATTATCTCCAATAGGTCATAGTTTATATGAAAACTATCAAGACTACAAAGCATCAAGAAAAGATTGGGAAAACTCTTATACAAAAGGTTTAGATCTTTTAGGATTTAAATACGAAGATAACACAGAACCATTCAAAGGTGCATCTGGTGCAGTTCACCCAGTATTAGCAGAAGCTGTAACACAGTTTCAATCTTTAGCTTACAAAGAATTATTACCATCAAGTGGTCCAGTTAGAACTCAAATTATTGGTACACCAACTCCAGACAAAGAAGCTCAGTCAATGAGAGTTAAAGAATTTATGAATTACCAGATCATGGGTGAGATGAAAGAATACGAATCTGAGTTTGATCAGATGTTATTTTATTTACCACTTACAGGATCTACATTTAAAAAAGTTTACTACGATGAAATTATGCAGAGAACAGTATCTAAGTTTGTTCCTGCTGATGACTTAGTTGTTCCGTACACGGCTACCTCATTAGACGATGCGGAAACAATTATTCATGTTGTTAAGATGTCAGAGAACGAACTTCGAAAACAACAGGTTGGTGGTTTCTATAGAGATATAGAGTTAACTCCAGGTCAACCAAATGAAACAGAGTCAGAAAAAAAAGAGCGAGAGTTAGGTGGCATGAGTAAAGGTAGAGATCAAAGGATGTTTACACTTTTAGAGTGCCATGCAACTCTTGACATAGAAGGTTTTGAAGATATGGACACACAAGGTGAGCCAACAGGAATTAAACTTCCATACATTGTAACAATCGAAGAAGGTTCACGTGAAGTATTATCTATTAGAAGAAACTATGAAGTAGGTGATGCAACAAGAAATAAAATACAATATTTTGTACACTTTAAATTTTTACCGGGTTTAGGTTTTTATGGTTTTGGTTTGATACATATGATTGGTGGATTATCAAGATCAGCAACTGCAGCATTAAGATCTTTACTTGACGCCGGAACCCTGTCTAATTTACCAGCAGGATTCAAGATGCGTGGGATCAAAATGCGAGACGAAGCACAACCAATTCAACCGGGAGAGTTTAGAGATGTAGATGCACCAGGTGGTAATTTAAAAGATGCATTTATGCCATTACCATTTAAAGAACCATCACCAACATTATTACAATTGATGAGTGTTGTAGTTGGTGCCGGACAAAGATTTGCATCTATTGCAGATATGCAAGTAGGAGAAGGCAATCAAAATGCAGCAGTTGGTACAACTGTTGCTCTTCTTGAAAGAGGATCTAGAACAATGTCAGCAATTCATAAAAGATTATATGCTTCTATGAAACGTGAGTTTAGTTTAATGGCGAGAGTTTTTAAACTTTACTTACCTCCAGTTTATCCATATGATGTTGTTGGCGGTCAAAGGCAAATCAAACAAACTGATTTCGACGACCGAATAGATATATTGCCAGTTGCGGACCCGAATATATTTTCTCAAACGCAGCGGATATCACTCGCTCAAACGGAGATGCAACTGGCAGCTTCTAATCCTGCAATTCACAATCAATACGAAGTTTACAGAAACATGTATGAAGCTTTAGGTGTAAAAGATATTGATATAATTTTAAAAAGACCAGAAAAACCAATGCCAAAAGACCCAGCATTAGAACATATTGATGCTTTAGCTGGTAAACCTTTTCAAGCATTCCCTGGACAAGACCATCAAGCGCACATTACAGCCCATTTAAATTTTATGGAGACGAATATGGTAAAAAATGCACCGATGGTTGGCGCTGCAATACAAAAAAACATACTTGAACACATAAGTTTGATGGCACAAGAGCAAATTGAGATAGAATTTAGAGAAGAATTACCAAAATTAGCTCAAATGACACAAATGATGCAACAAAATATGCAAAATCCACAGCTTCAACAAGAAATGCGAATGTTACAAGAGAAAATTGAAGGTAGAAAAGCTATTTTAGTGTCTGAAATGATGGAAGACTTTGCAAAAGAAGAGAAAAAGATAACTTCACAGTTTGATAATGACCCAATTGCTAAATTAAGAGCAAGAGAACTAGATTTACAAGCTCAAGAAAACGCTAGAAAAGAAAAAGAAGGCGCAGAGAGACTAAATCTAGATAGAATGAGAGCAATGATGAACGATCAAAACCAAGATGAGAAGTTACAACAGAATGAAGAGCTTGCAAAAATGAGAGCAGACACTTCAATACAAAAAACTATCTTAAGTAAAACAATTCCATCGGGAGATAAGATGGCTAAGAGTGTTTCAATAATTAGAGGAGAGAACTAATGTGGTTATCAGCGATTAAACTTGCAGTATCTGCAGGAAGTAAGATTTATGCTAACAAGCAAAAAACAAAAATGGCAATGTCAGATGCACAACTGATGCATGCTGAAAAGATGGCCCGTGGCCAAGAAGCTTACCAAGGAAAACTTTTAGAAGCCCGACAGTCAGACTGGAAGGACGAGGCAGTTTTGATAATTCTCAGTTTGCCCGTGTTGGTGCTCGCTTGGGCAGTCGTATCGGACGACCCATCCGCTATGGACAAGGTAAAATTATTCTTTGATATGTTCTCGCAGCTCCCGAGCTGGTTTACAAATTTATGGATTCTTGTCGTGGCGAGTATTTATGGTATAAAGGGAACACAAATATTTAGAAACGGAGGAAAAAAATAATGGATAAAAAATTAAAACCAGTACCAAAAGGTAATAAAGGATTACCAAAACTACCAAAAGAAGTTAGAAACAATATGGGTTTCTTAAAAGATGGTGGTGTAGCAAAAGATAAAAGATCACCTTTTATGGGTGGCGGTGTTGCTTATAAAGGTGGCGGAAGAGCTATGAAAAGAAAAGGTGGAAAAGTATAATGAGTAAATTATATAACAGAGTCAAAAGAGCTGGCGGTGGACCTGGTCTATACGCAAACATTGCAGCAAAGAAAAAAAGAATCGCTGCAGGTTCAGGTGAGACTATGAGAAAAAAAGGTGCTAAAGGTGCACCAACTGCAGCAAACTTTGCAAGAGCAAAACAAACAGCGAGGTCGTAATGGCAAAACTTTGTCCAAAAGGTAAAGCAGCAGCAAAACGAAAATTTAAAGTGTATCCTAGTGCATATGCTAATATGTATGCATCAGGAGTTTGTTCTGGAAAAATTACACCAGGCGGAAAAAAAGGTAGTCGTAAAAAAGCTGCAGGCGGTGGTTTTATGGCTAGAAGAATAAACGGTTATGGCTAAAAAAGGTTTAAGAGCATGGGTAAAGGAAAATTGGGTCGATATTGCGAACAAGCGATCGGATGGCTCATTCCCCAAGTGTGGTCGCAGTGGTGGAGAAAAAAGAAAAAAATATCCAAAATGCGTGCCCATTGCAAAAGCAAGAGCGATGTCCAAAGGGCAACGTGCGGGTGCCGTAAGAAGAAAACAAGCCAAAGCGAATACAGGCCCTACACCTAGTAGAGCAGCAACATTTGCAAAAAGAAAAAAAGCTGCAAAAGGTTATTCAGCTGGTTACACAGGATCAGCTATTAGAACAGATTATGGCGGAGTTAAATTAAGTAATCCATCTTATGAAAAATATTATAAGGGTATGATTTAATGAGAGAGTATTATTCAAAAGGCACAATGCCAGCTAGAAATAAAAAGAACTTTAGACCTACAAAGTCTGGAGCAGGTATGACACGAGCCGGTGTCAAAGCATACCGAAGATTAAATCCCGGTTCTAAATTAAAAACAGCCGTGACTGGAAAAGTAAAACCAGGATCAAAAGCTGCTAAACGTAGAAAATCATACTGCGCAAGATCTCTTGGACAATTAAAAAGAGCATCAGCTAAAACAAGAAACGATCCTAACTCACGTATCCGTCAGGCAAGAAGGAGATGGAAATGTTAACTAAAAGACAAAAAACAACACTTAAGAAACACAGCAAGCATCACTCTTCAAAGCATATGGCTAGCATGAAAAAAGACATGAAAAAAGGAATGTCGTTTTCAAAAAGTCATAAAAAAGCTATGAAGAAAGTCGGTGCTTAATGTCAGATCCTAA